AATATCAACAATACTTATTGTTGCCTCATTTACTGTGTATCCAAAATCAATAGTAGCTTCTTCCCTAAATGGGTTTGGATAAACTCTAAAGTTAACTTCCTCTCCATTTATTACAGATGCTACATTATAAGTGATACTGTTTGATGTGTTAGTACAGTTATTTGCATCTGTAGCTTCTAAAGAGTATGTTCCATTAGTTGACACAACGTAAGAAGTTCCTGTTCCAACATTATTTCCTGATTCGTACCAAGCATAAGTATATGAAGGAGTACCTCCTATTACTGTAGAAAGCTCTAGAACAAAAGGACTTGTCTCTACAATAGTTACTTCTAATTCATCAGGCTCTGTTAATCTAGCATCATATGTTGCAACGCATAACAGAGAGTCGGTAACTGTAAGAGTATATAGTCCAGCTCCTACATTACTTAAATCCTGAGAAGTTACATTATTACTCCAAAGATAAGTATAGCCATTACTGCTTGGACTTCCTCCAGTAACATTAATATCAACAGCACCATCGTTATCTCCATAGCATAAGAGATGAGTAAATGTTCCTGTGATTTGGATTGGATCTGGCTGAGTAAGCACCATAGTATCAGTAGCCACACAACCTAAATAGTTAGCCTCTATAACATAAGCTCCAGCTCCTAAATTCATAATCTGTGTCATATTACCAAGACTAGTACTTGGATCATTTGCTTCATACCAATTATAAGAATATGATGTGTCGTAACTTGAAAAGTCTAAAGCAACTCCCCCTGTACTATCTCCATGACAGAAGATAAAGAAACATGAAGAAGGATCAACAGCAACATTTATAGTATCTAATGCATTTATAGTTTGCTGATCATTACCTCCAACAAGTAATTCTGAAGAACATCCATGAGCATCGCTTAGGCTAATAGTATAATCACCTGCACAAACTCCGCCAAAAAGACTATCGCCAGAGAGTAAATTCATTAAGCTATTTCCTGTATTATTATTTTGAGCATGACCTGTATAAGGAGCTGTTCCTCCTGTTAAACTAATCTCGATAGTTCCATCGCAAGCTCCTAAGCATGTTGCATCTGTTGAAGAAAGGCTTGTAAAGATAAGCGCTGCTGGTTCTGTAAGATTAATACTTGTATTTACTGTACAATTATTAGTATCAGATACAGTCACTGAGTAAGTCTCTGCATATAGAGAACTGATACTACTTGTAGTACTGTAAAAACCGTTAGGTCCAAACCATTGGTAGCTATATGGAGCATGAGCACCTAAAGTAATCGCTTCTACTGCAGCGTCATTACCTCCAAAACAACTTACATTGGATAATATACTAATACTTGAACTCATTGTATTAGTGGTACTATCTATATCTTCAGTATCACTAGCAGTACATCCTCTAGCATCAGTTACTGTTACTGTATAAACACCCGCTAATAAATGACTCGCAGTAGCGGTAAGCTGAGGAGCTACTAAATTATCATCCCAAAGGTAAGTATAGCCTACTGTTCCTCCTGAAGCTATTGATGTTAAGCTTGCAGAGTTGACCCCAATACAATACGGCCATATTGTTAAAGAAGTATCAATATCTATCTCTAAAAGATCTGGCTCATACATATAAACCGTATCATTTGCAGTACAACCTCTATTATCAACTACTGTTACTACATGAGTACCAGGAGTGATTGTATTTATCGTGTCTCCTACTTGATTATTAGAAGACCAAGTAAATGTATATGGCGTATTACCTCCTTGTCCTGTAGCATAAGCAAGACCATCATCGGCACCAAAACAAGATATCCAAGAAAGAGCAGTAGCTTGCATTGTTAGTGGCTCAGGCTCAGAAACGTAAATACTATCTAAAACCTCACAACCTAAAGCATCTTGAGTTGTAACATAATAACTACCCTCGGCTAATCCAGATACTGTATCAGGATTATTAGTATGACCTACTGGATCCGTACTCCAGAAAAAGATATGTGACCCTACACCTCCAATTGAACTAACAGTAACAATACCATCTGTATTGCCATAACAACTTACTGTTTGTACAAGGCTTACTGTAGCTTGTATCTCTGGATTCTCAGAAATATAAACACTATCCATAACTGTACAACCCCAATCATCTGTTAAAGAAACGTGACGATATCCTGACGGTAAGTTCTGGGCAATTAAGCCAGTCTCTCCACTATCCCACATGTAAGTATAGTTTGGCATACCTCCACTAACAAACATTCTTGCACTACCATCACTATCACCATAACACGCTATTGTTTGAACAACCGATATACTATCAATAGATAGGCTTGTGGCCGGCTCTCCAACACTTATTCCATAAGACACAAAACAATCTTGAGCATCATAAACATGTAAATTATATACTCCAGAGGCTAGACCAGATAGTGTATCCCTACCTGTCTTGTAAGACGTAGAACGTAAAGTGTCTCCTAAATTATCAATCCAGTAATACTTATATGGAGCCCAACTTCCTGTTGCATCCCCAACAATCATACCTGTACTATCACCCTTACAAGCAACTCCATAAACCTGAGGAGAACCACTTAATGAGGTTTGAGGTGCTATGACCTGAACTGTTGAGAATGTATCACAACCATTAGCATCAGTAACCTCAAGATAGTAACTACCAGCACTTAAATTAAATGCAGTGTCATTAGTACTAAAACTTGTAAAACTATTATCAAACCACTCATAGCTATATGGTGGTGTTCCTCCAGCACCAGAACCTACAGCCAAACCATCTGAAGAATTTGCGCAGATATTCATACTATCTGTAACAATGGATTGTAATGGTGAGCCAGGAGCAGATATAGAAATATCTTCAGTAATCTGACAACTTCCGTTGTCACTAACTGTAATTGCATATACTCCAGTAGATAAACCATCAAAAACAGTATCATATGGGATTGGATTTGGGTTTATGACACCGTTGATATAATAACTAAAGGGTACTAGCATAGTACTTAAAACATCAACCGTAATTTGACCGTCAGAGTCGTCCCAACAACTAACATCAGAATGAGAAATAGCAAATTCGATTGGTGTAATCGTATCAGATTCCAAAGAATTATTTGCACATGCAGATTCTTGTGTCATGTAGAAAAATTGATAACCGGCTGGAATATTTACAGCATCAATTGTATACATTGTATCTGGATAATTTACATCGGCCAATACGGTATATGGTCCTCCTACATTATCAGAACCAAGAATATGATAGATTGTAGATGGATTAGCACCAAAAGTTTCATTCCAATCCATTGTTAAATCTCCATCACCATTAAGAAATGCACATTGTAAGTCAGGCTCAGGTAAAGAATTAGCTGCTGTAACTTCTATTGATATTGTAGCTAATGTAATTGCTGGGGCTGGACAAAAATCATCATAAGCTTTAATAGCAAAAGTGTATAAATTTGAAATATTTCCACACCCAACATTGGTGGAGACATGACTACAAGCTGTTTGCCAGTTAAAGAATCCATTTACAAAAGTAGGGTTAGAAAAAGGAGGTGTTAATCCAGCACCATTATCAAATGTTGCACATGGAGGATTAGTACAGTCTGTTGTTGTTACAAAATCTCCAGCCATTTGCCCACCAGTAATTTCCATAGTTACATCCTGAGGAGATCCATTTGCATATACATCAAAATCATCTGATTGAATTTGAAAGCTAATAGCACTACCAGCAGGAACAGATGTTGAGTAAGAAGGTAGTCCTGTAATAGGATCTGTAAAAGGAGGTGAAACAGTTGGTGGTATGTTATTTGTTCCACCAGAAAGAGTAGGACAAGAAATTAAGACTGCTTGAATTTCTCTAAAAATTTGAGCAACCAACTGACCACATTTATATGCATCAATCCTAACTACAGTTACAAAATTACCTGAGATTGTAGAATTATAAGCAATTTCTCCAGTAACAGTATCAAGAGTAACTCCACCGGGAAGTGGATTGTCATAAGAATATGGAGCTAAAAAGGGTAAAGCAGTTGGTGCAACAGGAGGGTTAAACGCACCAAAGAAATCATCTAATGGCTCATCCCAATCATAAAAAACTTCATCTAATTCATCATCAGATGC